CCCGGCCCATTCTGCTTTAGATTAGGGTCGCGAGTCTCGACATCAATCGCTATTTTCTTAGCGTTCGTTATGTCGGGTAGTTCGTGGGGTGGAACCCACTCGCTCTTGGGAGCGAACATTGCCATTTGTAGTGCCATCTGTAACCTGCCATTTTAGATGTTGCGCCATATCGGCCATTATAAAGACGAATTGTTCTGGGGGTATTTTTGCTATTTTGACATTATCTTCCCAGATGTACAAACCGTCGTCTCTGACTGCCCAGTAGTAATCCCAACTCATTGCATAGTCTCCTGCACAGGGTAGTAAACTAAGTGAAGTGAATTACAGTTAGGGCATGTAAGATTTGTGACCATGCTGTATTCTTCGTGCATGAGTTCTAAATCTTCGCCATCGTCAGCGGCTATTCCAACGTCGTAACTTTCTACGTCACAATCGTGGTCGCCGCCCCAGATTAGTTCTGTTTTGCAATGCCAACAGTTCATAACGGATAACTCCTCTGCGCGTCTTCTGGTTCAACGACAAACAAATTCCTGCGGGTCCGCGTTACACCCACATAAAACACTCTGTGTATGTCGTCGGGGTTATGTTTAAGCTGCTCGTCCGCTGCCGCGGATAAGTCAGTAAACAAGATTACGTTGTCGGCCTCGCCGCCCTTTGATCCGTGGATCGTGGACACTGTGATGCGGGGCGTCCCATTGAACTTCTCGCCACGGCGCAATAGCGCGGTGATGTAGGCTCGGTCTTTGTCTGGTATGCGGTCCATGGCCTCTGACCAGATCATGTTTTCGTCGGCTGCTAACCCGTGGTGCAACTGTAGGTGCGCCAAGCTGAGTTCGTCTGTGTCCTCTACACCTGTAAGTTTCTTGTAGCCCCGTGCAATGCGGTTGCCTGTAGACATGTAGCTGTAGATGTTGCGGGCTGTTTTGCCTGACACAGTGCGGCCCTTCTGTAGGTCGGTCCACCCGTTGACGGCGTCACTTAGTTTCTCGCCAATGGACCGTGAGCCGCGATAGGTAAACAGGTGTCCGTTGGAGCGTAGGTCGGCAGCGACGGGCTGCAACAGGTATCCTGCTTGGGCTAGTACGAGCCAAGAGCCGCGGGACATGTCCAGTTCAGACACGTCGGTGATCCGTGAGTAGTTTCCGCGTTCTTCTCTCGGCTCGTATCGTTTGGGGTAACGCCTGTGTATACGCTTGGATATACCCTCGGCTATACCGTGTACGGTTGACGGAATGCGGTACGACTTAGAAAGTGTCTCGGACGGCCCGTCTAGGTTGATGAAGTGATCCACGTCAGCCCCTGCCCAACGGTAGATGGCTTGGTCGTCATCCCCTGCGCAGTACATGCGGTCAGCCTTCTGTTCGATTAGGTGGGCGATATCCCACTGTAGGGGTGACAGGTCCTGCGCTTCGTCGAGAAAGCATAGGCTAAAACGTGGGCAGAAGCGGTGGCTGTCGTCTACAAAGTTTTGCAGCATGTCGGTGAAGTCGAAAAGGTTGTTCCCCTTTTTGTAAGCAAGGAGACTTTTTGCCACAAAGTTTACCGTGTTCCAATCTTCTTCCAGATCGCTTCTGTTATATTCTTCGCGCAGGTCGGTCTTTTTAATCCGCGCTAGGTTGATTAGGCCAATGATAGGGTCATGCTGATTTACCATGTCCGCCAGATCGTCTTCGATGTCAGGGGCACGGCCAGACTGTAGCGTTATGCCGATAGCCTTACTCAGTTCACGATAGTTTTCTGGCTGCATCACCTGTTCGGGGCGTATGTCAGAAAGCGTTAAAGCAAGACTATGCAGTGTGCGGAAGTAAAACAGGTCCTTCTTCGGGTCTAGGTTAAAGCGGGCAGCCGCGCGTTCCTTGGCCTCAGTTGCGGCCTTTTTGGTAAACGCGAGGAAGGCAATGCCCATGGGCGGAGTGCCGTCTTCAAGAGCCTTGTCCACCATGTTGAGTAGTGTCGTTGTCTTGCCCGTCCCCGGGGGTCCGAATATTCTGAACATGCTGCTTTTCCCTGTTATATATCTGCGACACGCGTTGCTTTGAGATGTTGAACCACTTGCCCACAGCCGTTGCGGTCATGAGTTCCTCGTCGATCATACGGACGATCTCTTTGTTTCGTTTTTGCTTAAAATCGTTCAAAACGGAGACTCCCCGCCAAATTGTGGCACCTTGATATCCATGTCGCCTTTCTCAAAAGACGGTATGCACCAGACACGAACAGAGCGGCCCTTGATCTTCAGGACGGTACTGTCGCCATTTATGTCGCGCAGACGCTGCGCCACCTTGTGCGACTTGTACTCAAAGAATTTGTTCTTGCGTAAGTGCGCTTCGAAATCCTTGAGCCTGAAATATGTCTTGCCCTCTTCCTCGTCTGTATACGGCTTGCGTAACAGTATTTCCTCACGGTCTTGAGCCGTCTGTAGATAAGAGCAGAACTCTTCTAAGTAGTCGTAGAACTGACCGCTGATGCTTGCGTCCTGTGCCACCTCGACGATTGCGCTCTCGTTCTCTTTCATTTCCGTGAGCAGTGCGCCGACACGCGCTTCCCACTGCTCCTTCTTAGCGGTGCGTGGGTAGAGGTTAAGTTGCTCCATGCAAGCCTTCTGAAACGCCGACTGGTTCATCAGGGCATCTGTGTCGAGTTCAAGCGGTTCGCCGTTTACATCCAGAAACCAGACGGGCGGTGTTGAGTTGTACTTGCGTAGGTTTGCAATCGGTACGCCCGACGCGGCTGCGCCAATACCAAACTCCATCGTGCGGCACAGGTCCTTGTTGCAGTGCGCGTTGATAGGGGCGTCGTTACACTTGTAGGCGTAGTCCTTGCGCTGCACTTGCTTGGCCACGATGTTCACTTCGTTTAGCGGCAGTGGCGGTTCAAAGTATTCCATGTTGTACCGCAGGATTTCGCTTTCCCAACTGTCTGGGTACGCCTTACGCAGATACACGCCTACATTAAACAATCCGTTGTTGCGCCCACCCTCAGAAATCTTTAGCTTGGCCAATATCTTGAGGCAGGGCGGCCCTTTGTCGAAGTCCGCCATGTCGGCGGTGCTTTCCACTTGTAGTTTTATCACCTGTTCAGGCGTTTGCTTATGCTCCTCGTACAGTGCGAAGAACTCTTCTAAGTCGGCAGAGGTGCCGTCGTCCAAGAAAGCGTAGCGTAGACCCCCTTCTGCGTCGTAATATGGCAGGTTTAGGAAGTTACCTACGTCACCACGCTCAAGGTTTAGCTTAACTTGCTTGGGAAATATCTCACTGTCGCCGTAACCCAATGCGGCGGAAATGTTCTGCAATGCCTTCTGCATGTCGCGGGCTTCAACCCAATCCTCTGCAAACAGAAAGCAGTGTGCGCCGCCAGACTTAGATCGACACACGACTAAGGGCAGCTTCATACGTCTAATTTTTTCGATCAACAGCTTGTGATCTAGCGGATACTGATCGACGTCAATACAGCCCCACTTACATTTGTTGTCTTCATTAATCGGTATGACACCGATTGAATTGCCTTTGCCAGACAAATGACCCTGCCACAGTTTCGGGGTCCGTGGTTCACGTACAATGGAAGCCTTTCCAGTATTCTTACCGTTAGACTGCTTCTTCTCTACTCTGTACGTGCCATATGCTTGTTGTAGACCATCGAAGATGGCCGCAAATTTCTCTTCGGACATCGTTCCACCTCAATGTTGTTAGTGGGCGGTTCGCAGAACCCGCCGCCCGTCGGGCTTCACAAGGGAAAAGGAACCCTCTCTGCAATTAGAATGGAACGTCGTCACTTTGTGTTGGCGCACTGTCGTCTTGGTGTTTCACAACAACATCACCAGAGTTAATGCTGTCGTAGAAGTCTTTAGCGCGTTTGTAGATAGCACCGTCCGTGATTGGACCCTCGCGTGTCATCTCCCAGTTGTGCCAAGAGCCTTTGCTGTTCTCTTCCTGCACAGTCTTCATGAGATAGACTTGGCTGTAGCGAGGTGGCGTGAAAGGGCCGTTCTTACCCTGCATGGTGATAGATGACATCATGCTGTTCCACTTGCGGCTCTTCTTGAGCGCAGTGGACTTCATAGCGATCAGGGCAGTCTCAACGGACCCGTCGTCGCCTATGATAAGAACAAAGTGTTGGTGTGTCTCTTCGATGTACTCACCATCGCCGCCGACAACGTAGTCTTTGTTGTCGTCCTTGCTACGCTGCACCTTTGGACAGTCTTGCTGTGTCTCATAGATTGCAGTCGGTGCGCCTGACCCGCTGCCACGGGGTGCCCACTGGATATAACGGCGTTGGTAAGCACAAGGGATGACACGAATGCCGTCCTTACCTTTATACACTTGACCAGATACTGTGTTGTATAGGTCGCCACGCTTTGCGTGATCTAACTCATCCAACAGAGGGTCCAAGCCTGACAGGATTTTTAGGAACGGAAGCGCGAGGTCGTCCTGACCCATGTTGCTTACGCCTTCTCCTGCATCTGCTTCGAACATGCTTGGATCGAACTCGACTACGTCAGCCTTCTTTGTTTTTGCTACTGCACTGGCCATTATTTTTTCCCCTTCTTAATAAATGCGCGTTGTCCTACATATGCGCCAAATAGTTCCATTGGAAATTCGTCGCCCGCTTCAATGCGTTCGCGAACGAATGCTTTCAGAGTACCCGCGTGGATAGATGTTTCCTGTTGCGGTAAGTACCCTTCCTTCTCTGCCACCGCTTTGAATGCGTTGGCCAGATCGTCCTCGCCACGGCCAAAGGACACGCTGACATTGTTCTTGATAATGTCGTCGTAACCGTTGTCGCGGAGCCATTCGTAAGCCTTCGGGCGGTTGTCCACGAGAATGGATGCGCCGTATGTGGGCTTTACATCGATCTGTGATCCGTCGTCCAAGGTAAACGAAGCCAAGCCCATCTCTGCCATCGAAGCAGGTAGGTCCTCGTCCGTTAGTTTGAGAAGTTCTTTTTTGGCATCTTTCAACTGGCGATCTAAGTCTGCCACTTGTGCCTCTTTGGCTGCGATAGCCCGTGCTAACTCGGATACTGTTTTCAGTACCCCGCCGTCAGCTTTTTCTAAGTTCGAAGCAAACTCTTTTTCAAAGTCATCTTCGAACATACCGATAATGTCGTCTGACATAGTCTTCCTTTCGTGGTTCGTGTTTCGCGGTTCGTTGTTAAAGACCTTGTTGGGGCCTTGACAAGTTCCTAGATATTCTTATTAATTCTTATAGTCAAGAGGTGGAACATGAAAAATTACAAATTTAAAACTAAACCATACGATCATCAGCAGACCGCGTTAGAAGCGTCGTGGTCAGATGTTTACCATGCTCTATTTATGGAGATGGGTACAGGAAAATCTAAAGTAACGATTGATAACATTGGTGTTCTATATGAGCAGGATGAGATTAAAGCCGCACTCATAGTGGCTCCAAAGGGCGTCTACGACAACTGGGTGAAGGGCGAAATACCGAATCACTTACCAGACCATATTAACCGCTACGTTATGCGTTGGACCCCCACTACATCTAAAAAGTATGCGCGAGAGCTTGATGATTTCATCATGGAAGACTTCGACGGGCTGAAGTTTTTTGTGGTAAACGTAGAGGCTTTCTCATCGCCACGCGGTGCAGAAGCCGCGGGCAGGTTCCTTGTACAGAACCCAAATAACATGATGGTGGTTGACGAAAGCACCACCATAAAGAACCGCAAAGCCAACCGCACAAAGAACCTCATGGTCTTGCACAAGTACGCCAAGTACCGCCGTATACTTACGGGTTCTCCTGTCACTAAAAGTCCAATGGACCTGTTCAGCCAGTGCAACTTTCTTGAAGAGAAAGCCCTTGGATACAATAGCTACTTTGCATTCCAAAACCGCTACGCCATCGTGCAGAAGCGGACAATGGGTGCCAAAAGCTTCCAAGAGATCACAGGATATCGTCGGCTTGACGAACTGTCAGAACGCTTGGATCGGTTTAGCACACGTATTCTAAAAGACGAATGCTTGGATTTACCGCAAAAGATTTATGTCAAACGCTATGTTGAATTGACCAACGAGCAGCGTAACGTCTACACTCAGATGAAGAAGCTTGCTTTGGCACAGTTAGACAGCGGGGAACTAGCTACAACATCCAGTGTGTTGACACAGATTATGCGGCTACAGCAGATATGCTGCGGCCACTTTACTCCCGACGTAGGGGAACCCAGAACGCTTGAAAGCAAACGTCTGGACGAACTGATGAACGTCGTGGAAGAGTTTCAGGGAAAGGCAATCATTTGGGCATCGTATACCCACGATATTCAACGGATCGCCTATGCCCTGCGCCACCGCTTTTCCGCGGAAGCGGTGGCAACTTATTACGGGGAAACGCCACAAGACGAGCGGCAACGCATCGTCGATGACTTCCAAAACCCCAACCACCCACTGCGGTTCTTTGTCGGTCAGCCCAAAACAGGGGGCTACGGCATTACCCTGACAGAGGCGACTACCGTCATATACTTCAGTAACTCATATGATTTGGAGATACGCTTGCAGTCCGAGGACCGCGCTCACCGTATCGGGCAACACCATCCTGTAACTTACATCGACTTGGTTTCGCCTGACACGATAGACGAGAAGATCATCGACGCGCTACGCGACAAGATCAATCTAGCGGAGAAGGTTTTGGGCGAACAGGCTAGGGATTGGTTAAACTAGCGATCCCGCCGTACTGCTCATACAGGTCGGTCCGTCGGCCGGGAATCACGCCTGCGACAGAGGGGATGCCTTGCGGTGTCTCCTCTGGCTCTTGTGGGCGTAGTTGTGGAATGGGCGACGTGCCGGGCGAACCTGTATATGTTGGTAAGTTAAACGGACGTAGCATGGGCACAGGACTGTATTCCCCTTCTGCTGCCACAGGCTGCGACATAACAAATGCTTCAGACGTGTCTTCAATCTGACGTTCTATGTCCGCGCCTGTCAGTGCAGGAGCAATCTGACGCACATAGTTTTGTGTCTCCGCAAACGGTGGAATGCCGCCGTAGTCTGTTACGTTACCGGGGCCTGCGTTGTATGCGGCAAGGGCCAAGGGGATAGATTCAAAACGTGCCAACATTTGCGCTAAATAACGTGCGCCACCGCGTGTGTTATCTTCGGGATCATTAGGATCAACGCCCAGTTCCTCCGCGGTTCCGGGCATAAGCTGCATCAAGCCAATTGCGCCTTTTTCACTTCTTGGACCCTGTCGCCCTTTGTTTTCTGTGTACATGACACGTAAAAGTAGTTCTGGATCAACGCCCTCTTCAATAGCGACGCTGACAGGGTCAAACCCGTAATCTTCCATGACTTTCGTACGCATGTTTGAAAGCTCGTCTTCTGTCGCTATTGCCGCTCCGCCTTCAGCAAACCGCGACAGAGTAGCAATGCCCCGTGGGCCGCGGAACATGTCCCGCGCTACGCGACTAAGGCTGCCTACGCCCTCGACTGCTCCGCCGTCAGCGAACATAGGCTTTGGGTTCTGAAGTTCAAACATTTCGCGTCGCTTCTGCGCTTTGAAATCGTCTATTTCTTTAGTTGTTTTTCCGTCGGCTCGCATTAAGCGATCTGCGCCAGCTATTTGACGAAGTATCTCTTGAGTTGACGTTTCAACCGCGCCACCCTCTGCCATGCTGAATGGAGTATCATACTGATTTTCAAGTATGCGCTTCAGCCGACTGATATTTGTATCGATAGTGCTTTGGTCGTCGCCTCGGTCCATACCCTTGTTAAACTCATCAAAAAGAGCCAAACGAATAAGCTCACGCTTCCGGTCTTCTTGGTCCCGTAAAGACTGATTTAAAGCTTCTGACATTTTCTATCCTAATGGTGGCAGGGTTAGCGGTGTAACGGCGGGGGTATAGACGCCGGGGTTGTATGCAGTGAACGTATAGGGCGTTTGTTGAGTTGTGCTTGGCAACCCTGCAATGCCTGCATTCGACGTGCCCGCGGCCGGAACCAAAGCTGAATAGTTTTGTAATCCCGTGTTTGCGGCCGCACTTCCCATTACAGGTTGACCCGAAGAAAACTGAGCCGCTTGTTCTGCCGCCGCTTGTTGTTGAGCCGCTGCGGCAGCCGCCGCTTCATTAGCCTCATAAACATCTTGGTCAATAATGTTGAGAGCTGAATTACCAAAGAAACCCGGCGTAGTTTGGAATAAGTAGCCTTGGCCTGTTTCTAAATCACCAGTAGTGCTTTGCTGTATATTTTGGAGATTTTTTATGTAACCAAACGGATCACTTGCAGGGTTTGTCAAAATGTTGCGGTTTCCATACATTACCCCATTATTCGTACCCATGATTGGGTATTCCTCACCGTAGTATTGGTTGTAGGCATCCATGGCGTCTTGAGCCGTTTGGAAATTTACCCCGTCATCGCTGTAAAACTCATCGTTATATGTCCCTACCTTTGCGTAGTTTGGAACGTATTTAAAATTATCCGCATAGTATTGCTCAATGGATGGAATAAGTTCTGCTAGGTCTTCTGTTCCATAACCAAACCTTGCAAGGTTTTCCCCTAATGTTGACGAACTTAAAGGACCCATTTGAGTCAACTGCACACCATCGGGGGTTTTAATACCAATTTTAATATTACCCACGCCATATTGTGAGTAAGGGTCAAAAGCTGTGGTATAAGCATATAATTGATCGGTTTCACCAATTATATTGTCTACAGCGTCAACCGTCTGACCTGTGTGAATAGTTTGTCCTGCACCATATAGACCTTCGGTCATATATAGAGCCGCTGTTGCTGCTCTCGCGGCTTCAAGCGGGTTGTCCGATTCCATGATCTTTGACCAATCTCTTAGATCATAGTTCTGGCCGGGTTGCCGTGAAAGAAGTGCCTTTGCCAAATTTTCATCGGCACCCGTTATCGCCATAAACTCTTCTTGTGTTGGTGCAAAATTTTGGCTGTAAATATTTTGTCTTTGAGTGGGATCAGATAATTGTTCAGGTGTATACTGACCCATATAATCTGCAACACGATTTAGGTAAGTAGATTGTGCCCCTAACTGGTCCTCGGTCAAACCTTCAAAGACTGTGGTAGGT